TGATAGAAGATACATTATTCCAGATAAAAAATTTGGAAGAATCTCTTAAAAAAAATGCACAAGGAATACTTTCATCTACTATGAGGAAAGAAATCAATTCATTAGTAAAAGAATCTCTTATGGAACAAGAGGAGATTACAACACCAGCACCTGAAGATGTCGACGCCGAAACTCCTATGTTACCTGACGAGGAAGAAGGAATGGATTTTGCTGAGCCGGAAATGGATGCTGAAGAACCTATGATGATGGGTGATGAAATGACTGGGATGGAACCAGAAGAAGATGAAACAATCGACATGAGAGGAGCGTCTGACTCTGAAGTAATCCGAGTGTTTAAAGCCATGGGTGATAATGATGGCGTTGTTGTAACTAGAGATAACAATATTATCACATTAACCGATGATGACGATGAATACATCATTAAACTAAACGAATCTATGGAAAATAATAGTATGGAAAAAGACCTTGAGGAAATGTTCGGATCACACGAAGATTATTCTTTTGAAGATGAAGAAGAGGAAGATGAAGACATGGAAGATTTCTCATTTGATGATGAAGAAGAAGATGAAGACGAAATGGACATGGATATGCAAGAAATGTACATGGATGATATGTCTTCTTATGATGATGAAGATGAAGACGAAATGGAGGATTTTTCTTTTGATGACGAAGAAGAAGAAGATGAAATGGAGGATTTTTCTTTTGATGACGAAGAAGAAGATGAAGACGAAATGGAAGAAGGTATTGTTTATGAAATAGAAATGGACGATATGAAAATGAGTATGGATGAAGAAGATGATTTTATGAGTCTTGATTCTGAATATGGTGAGGACGAAATGTATTCTTATGATGATGAAGAAGATGATGAAAATTTATCTGAAGCTAAATCTATGAGACAAAAGTCTAAAGGGGTAGGAATGGGTAAAGGACCTAAGTTCAAATACGGACAAGTTACTGACTACAAAACCACTAAACAAAAAGAAGGAACCAAAGGAGTAGGAATGGGTAAAGCTAAATTTACTTACAAAGACGGAGAAAATCTTGATGGTGAATTTAGACCAATTAAATCTGGTAAAAAAGTTGAAACCAAAGAAGCTTCAAGAACATACGGTTCCGGGAAATCATTTGGTAGAGGTTTACCTAAACCAAAAACAGCACCAAGACATCTTAAAGAAGAAGTAATTGAGTTGAGAACTAAAAATGGAGAATACAGAAAAGCACTTGATTTATTTAGAACTAAATTAAATGAAGTTGCGGTATTTAATTCAAATTTAGCTTACGCAACAAGATTATTTACAGAACATTCAACCACAAAACAAGAAAAAATAAATATTCTAAGAAGATTTGATGATGTTGAAACATTAAAAGAATCAAAAAATCTTTATAGAGTAGTTAAGTCTGAATTATCAAATAATTCTTTATCTGAAAATGTTTCAATAACTGAGTCATTAGAAAGAACTGTTAATAAAACGTCCACTTCTGGATCGGCAGTTAATCTGATTGAATCAAAAACATATGAAAATCCTCAGTTTTTAAGAATGAAAGATTTAATGACAAAATTATAAAAAAATAAACGAAAAATTAACTTTTTCAAAAGTAAAGTATATTTATACAATACATAAATAAAAATAAAGCCAAAAATAAAAAAAATGGGAGCATTATTAGAATCAGGTCTTGTTGGTAACATAGGGTTAAAACACCTTAAAGTTATCAAAGAAGATACAATTAACAAATGGGATAGATTAGGATTCCTTGAAGGTCTTAAAGGCCACCTAAAAGAAAACGTAGCTCAGTTATATGAAAACCAAGCTTCTCACTTGATTAACGAAGCAACTTCTGAAGGTTCTAACGGAGCATTTGAAACAGTTGTTTTCCCTATCGTAAGAAGAGTTTTCTCTAAATTGTTAGCTAACGATATCGTTTCTGTACAAGCAATGAACTTACCTATTGGTAAATTGTTCTTCTTTGTACCACGTATTCAAGGATACCAACAAACTAACCCAACAAACACTGCAGATCATTACGCACCTGTAGGTTCACCTAACAATCCAGGAATTGGTGGTGTTGGAGATGGTTACTTACCGAACGCAAACGCATTCAAGAAAAATCTTTATGATTTATTCTATGAAGGTCCTGAAGCTGGTTTAGATCCTGCTGGTTTATTTGATTACTCAAAAGGTAGATGGTCAGCGGTTACCGCAGACACTACAGTACAAGTATGGAATAACGGAGGTTTATCAAATGCTGCTGGTGAATACAATAACAAAAACGTTAGAAAAGTTATTATTTCATTATGTGATTTCAGAACTTTAGGTGAGGGAGCTGGTAAATTAATCGGTCCTGACGGAAATGAGGTTGATACTGAGACTTTCTTGTCTGACCTTAAAATCTTCGCTAATACAGATTTCACAACATCTGCAGATACTTGTAACGCATTACAAGACTCTAACGGTAATTTCAGACCATTATTATTTAGAGTAGTTACTCAACAATATGGTAAAGGTATTGTTAATTACGGTGCTCAAGTTAACACAACATTCCCTCAAACAGGAAATGGTGGTTCTTATAACAACATCTGTGACGTAACAGGTTGTATCTATTTAGAAGTTGATCTATCTTGTCCGGCTTGTCCTACTTGTGGTGATGACTCTTTAGATGGTTATACTGGTTCTACAATCGGTACATTAGGTAACACTGATTTCACAGCAGTTTATAGAACATATGAAAATCTTGAATTCCAAGATGAGATCGGTGAGGTTTCTTTTGATTTAGAGTCAGTAACAGTTTCTGTAACTGAAAGAAAATTAAGAGCACAATGGTCTCCAGAATTAGCTCAAGACGTTGCGGCATTCCACAACATTGACGCTGAGGCTGAATTAACAGCTTTATTGTCTGAACAAGTAGCAGCTGAGATTGACCGTGAAATTTTACGTGACTTACGTAAAGGAGCGGCTTGGAACCTACGTTGGGATTACAACGGATGGAGAAGATTGTCTTTAACTACATCTTATACTCAAAAAGACTGGAATCAAACTTTGATTACTGCGGTTAACCAATTGTCAGCTCAAATTCACAAATCAACTTTGAGAGGTGGAGCTAACTGGATTATCGTTTCTTCTGAGATTTCTGCAATCTTTGACGATTTAGAATACTTCCACGTATCTAACGCGTCTCCTGAGCAAGATCAATACAACATGGGTATTGAAAGAGTTGGTACACTTTCTGGTCGTTACCAAGTATATAGAGATCCTTACTTCCCACCAAATCAAATCTTGATTGGTCACAAAGGAACATCTTTACTTGACACTGGTTACATTTACGCACCGTATGTACCTCTACAATTAACACCTACAATGTATAACCCGTTCAACTTTACACCGATCAAAGGTATAATGACGAGATACGCTAAGAAGATGGTTAATAACCGTTTTTACGCGAGAATCACAGTTGATGGAGTTCGTACATTTGATTTAAGAGAATTGAGATAATCAAAATCTTAACTGAATAAGAAGAAAGGAGACAAGAAATTGTCTCCTTTTTTATTTTAACGAAATTTAGTACTAACTACGTATATCTTTACGTGGTCTTACATATGTTAACATAGTACCCATGTCGTAAAGTGATTGTTTAGGGGGTATCAAAAAGTGGTTTTTAGTGGGTATCTCACGTATCTATTGGTGTAGTGAGTAACTAATAATAAAAAAACCAATAAAAATGAAAAACCTAAAAAAAACAATCTTAACACTACTAATCAGTTTAGTAACCGTATTATCCTTTGGACAAAAAAATTCTGTATGGGTAACCGTAGAAAACGTAGATCAACTACAAAGAAATCCACAATTCCAATCAATAACTTCTGATAACAATTTTGATGTTGAGTTTAGACAAGCTCTTCCATCTTCAAAACAAGAGTCTTTGTTAAATGTGTATGAATTTGTTTGTAACGGTGACGTTACTGATTTATATATCGCACTACATAAAGTGAGTGGTTTAAAAGGTATTGAATATGGTCCTACATATGAAACACTATCATTACCAAATGATTATAGTCTATTATATACAACAAATTGGGCACTTAACTTAATTAACGCCGAAACCGCTTGGACTTATACGACAGGTAACCCAACTTTAAACGTGGCGGTATCTGATCAGAACTATTATACTACACACGAAGAACTAAACGGTAAAATAAACTATTATGACAACACAAACACATCAACAAGAACACACGGTACGGCCGTGGCAAATATAATCGCAGGAAACACAAATAACGCTATCGGTAATTCTTCAATAGGTTATAACACAACACTTAGTCTTTATAGAATGAACTATAACGATATGTTAGTTGCAACATACTCAGGAGCAAAAGTAATCAACTTATCTTGGACTTCAGGATGTTCTTTTAACACTTATGCTCAACAAGCAATTGATGAGGTTTATAATAACGGGACATTCATAGTGGCTTCAGCGGGTAACGGAACTACTTGTGGTGGGGCTAATAATTTAGTGTATCCCGCATCATATAACAACGTATTCTCTGTGACTAGTATCGGTTCACAGGATAACATAGAAAGAGTTATTGGTAATCCAAACACAACACATCAAACAAACGCTTCTGTTGACATATGTGCTCCTGGATATGACGTACCGATCTCATCCGCACCGGGATGGTACTTAACTAACTCAGGAACGTCATTTGCCGCTCCTTTTGTAACAGGTACTGTGGCTTTAATGTTATCAATCAAACCTGACTTAACTAACCAAGAGATTGACTCAATTTTAAGGTTATCTGCAACTAACATCGACTTACTTAACCCAAACTATGTTGGTAAAATTGGTTCAGGAAGATTAAACTCAGGACTTGCAATTCAGATAGTATGGAGAATGACTCAAATAGTAGACGATGGTAATAACGGTCACGGTAACGATGAGGATGGTGTTGATGATTCAAATCCAGGAAATGGTGGTGGAAACAACGGTAATCAAGGTGGTAACGGAAACCATTATGGTTGGACTACAGGTAAATATAAAACGACTTTAGGTAATGACGTATCAAATATGGTTGTGATGGATATTAACGGTAAAGAAACGAATATAGAAAACGCACTTCCAGGTTATTACTTCTTAGTAAACAACGGAATAATCGTAAGAAAAATATACAAAAACTAAAATGAAAAAAATAATAGATAACATAAAATTATACTCACTTCTATTAGGATCGTCATTTTCAATAACAATAGTATTTAAAATAATCATTATAGGAGTGTAAATATAAAAGATTTCCCCAAGAATATTCATTTACACATTAAAATGGTTGATTAATGAGACAATCCCCTATATTTATTATAGGGGACATCTTATTTTTTAAAAAACTATTTTAATGAAAAAACTATTTTTACTTATCTTTTTTGTGTTCGGTTTGTTCACAACTCTAAAATTTTATTCACAGATTTACCGACACAATTTTGGTGTTGATGCTTTTACTGGTAAACCTTATACCGTAGCCCCCACAATCCTTAATTCAAATCTATCATCATCTTCTTGGACAACAAGTTTCACAGGATTTATTGATTATGGTGGTAGTACAGGTAGGGCGTTAGGTATTAGTAATTCTAGCGGAACCCCAACAATTACATTGACTTTTAATGTTAATTCAGGTAGTCAATTATCAATAACATCATTTAGTTTTTGGAGACAACGCAGTAATCAAGGGGCTCAAAATTGGAGTATGTCTATCAATGGTACAAGTGTTGGGTCAGGTACCGCACCAACTACGGGCTCGTCCACAGGAACAATAAATGTTGCAAACCCAATAAATAATTTAACGGGGACTGTAACTATAGTTATGTCTCTTTCATCGGCAAGTGGAACGGGAACTTTTAGATTTGATGATTTTACATTAAATGGAACTGTAACCGATCCACCAGCACCATCAAATGATAATTGTTCTTCATCAACATTATTACCTTGTGGAACATCATCACTTGCAGGAACTACAGTAAATACCGTGTCTGAAACCGCCCCTTTAGGGTATTCATCCCCTTATGGTGTTTGGTATAGTTTTGTTGGCGATGGTCAGTCAACAACAATAACCTCAGTTGCTGGATCTGGATTTGACCATGAAATGGTAATTATGAGTGGTACCACTTGTGGGTCAACATACACA